GCAGGCATAAATGAAACTATATCCGCACCTGATTGGACTTTAGAATATTTCTTAAGAACTAATACAGCATCAGAAGGCCATACTGCAACAGGCACACAATACTCAGCTAGTACAGGTTGGGAGTTCAGTATTAGTGCTACTGACAGTGCAAATTTTGATGCAGGGAATTGGTTTTGGGCGGCTAGAGCATTTAAGGGTTCAAAAGTATTTGAGATTGGAACAGGTGAATTAGAAGTAAGACAGTCTTTACAATATTCAGGTGATCCTTCAGCAATAGATAACAGAACGCAAACAGAAAAGGATTTAGATGCTGTCACAGCAGCAATAAGAGCTATAGTAGCTGATAAGGCAGCAAAGTATTCTATAGGTAATAGAAGTTTTGAACGTGTAAATTTACCAGAATTAAGAGCAAGAGAAGCCGAACTACAAGCTAGAGTTTTTAGTGAGAAGAGGTATAGTTTAATAAGTCAGGGCAAAGGTGACCCTAAAAACCTTTATGTTCGCTTTTAGGAGGCTTAAATGGGCTTAAGAAATGCTTGGAAGGGCTTATTTACATCTAATGATGAACTAAATAAGCGTAGAAATAAGTTAAAAAGGATGTATTCTGGGGCAAGATTCGATAGAACGAACCTTAGTTGGGTTACTCCATTATCATCACCTGATCAAAGTTATAAAAATTCTATTAATACATTAAGAAAAAGAGTACATGATTTAGTAAGAAATAATAATTATGCTGCACAAGCTATAAGATATTCTACTAATCAAATTGTAGGACAAGGTGTAAAACTACAGGCACAAATTAGATCGCAAAGAGGTGGGACTATAAATACAAGATTAAATGAAGCTATAGAGGGAGAATGGAGTAAGTGGGGTAGAAAAGATAGTTGTGATATACGTGGTGTTCTTTGTTTTTCTGAACTAGAAAGATTAGCAGTAAGATCAATGATTGAATCAGGAGAATGTTTTATTATTATTCATAGAAAAGCTTTTGGACGTAGCAAGATACCATTTAGTTTAGAAATATTAGAAGCTGAACAACTAGACGAAGATTATAAAGGTGTAAAACAGAATGAAAAGAATGTATGGCGGTTAGGTATAGAACTAAGTCCTGAAGGTAGGGCAGTTAATTATGCTTTTCTTGCTAAACATCCTGGTGATACTAATTTTGCACAAACGATAGGACAAAAAAATCATATTATTGTACCTGCAAAAGATGTAGTACATTTATTTTTACCACTAAGGCCAGGCCAACATAGAGGAGTGCCATTTTTAGCTAGTGCTATAAATCATTTACATCAACTTGATGGATATATTGAAGCAACAGTTGTAGGACAAAGAGCATCAAGTGCATTAATGGGATTTATTACAAGTCCAGAAGGTGAATTAGACGCAGGTGGTGAAGTATTTGATTTTGAGCGTGTTAGTGCATTTGAACCTGGTACTTTTAAATATTTAGCACCAGGAGAATCTGTTTCTGTTCCTGATTTAGATAAAGCTAATGGAGAATTTGAACCTTTTGTAAGGTCAATGTTACGCAGTATGGCATCAGGTCTTGGTTGTAGTTTTGAAGCTATATCATCTGATTACTCACAATCAAACTACAGCAGTAGCAGACTTGCAATGTTACAGGATAGGGATCACTGGCGTACAATTCAAAAGATGTTAAAAGAAACTTTCTACCAACCTATTTATGAATACTGGTTAGAAATGGCAGTACTAAGTAATGTTCTTACATTGCCTACATATTCAACAACACCAGAAGTATATGAAAAAGTTAGGTGGGTATGTAGAGGATATAGCTATGTTGACCCACAAAAAGAAATAGCAGGTATGAAGGATGCAGTGAGGTGCGGATTTAAGACTTTAACTGATGTAGTAAGTGAAGCAGGTGGTGATATTGAAGAACTACTTATTACAAGACAAACTGAACTGGCAAAACTTGATGATATGAATATTATTTTAGATACAGATCCAAGTGCTACAAATAAAGCTGGTGGGTCACAATTTAAACCACTCAATACAGTTGATCCGTTTGGTGATACTGATGAACCAAGTGGCGAGGATGCCGAAAACGTAGTGGAGGATTCAAGTGGCAGTTATTAATGGAACAGAAATAGACCTTATGCCAACAAAAGGTATGAGGGATGAGGCCAGAAAATATAGAAAATGGAAACAAGAAGGAAGGGCTGGCGGTACAGAAGTTGCTGCTAGAAGAGCAACACAAATTTTAAGTGGTGATGAATTAAGTCCTAAGACAGTTATTGATATGTCAGCATGGCATGCAAGACACGCGGTAGATCAGGAGGCAGAAGGCTATAGACCAGGAGAAGAAGGCTACCCAAGTGCAGGGAGAGTAGCTGCGGCGGCTTGGGGAGGAAAAGCAGGCAAAAGTTTTTCAGATGCAAAATCAGCTAGAATAAAGGAATTAAGAAATAATGACCCTATGGCAAAACTTAAAAGAGCAGAACCCGATGAATTATCAGTTGGTGATTCAGTACGATGGAACGCAAGCGGCGGCATTGCTAGAGGTGTAATAGATCGCATCGAAAGGGATGGGACAATAAATGTACCTAATTCTGAATTTGAGATTACAGGTACAGAAGATGACCCTGCTGCATTAATTACTGTTTTTAGAGAAGTTGATGGTGAATTTGAAGCTACAGATGTACAAGTAGGTCATAAGTTCAGCACATTAACTAAGATAGATTCTTTAAGAAGTGTTACAAAAGTTTTAAAACGTAGTAGTGAAACTTCATTTAGTGAAATTGAAGATAGAACTTATGAAGTTCCATTTAGTAGTCCCTTTCCTGTTGAAAGATCATTTGGCACTGAAATACTAAGCCATGAAAGGGGTTCTATAGATTTTGATCGTTTGAATGGTGGAGTAGCACCAGTATTATGGAATCATTCAATGGATCAAGTTATAGGTATTGTTCGGAATGCTTATTTGGATGAAAAAAAGAAAAAAGGAAGAGCAATAATTGAATTAAGTAGAAATTCTAAGGCTCAAGAAGTAAAAAGAGATATAGACGATAAGATTATAAACTCACTTAGTGTAGGTTATCGCATTTTAGAGATGGAAGAACAAGAAATAGATGGAAATAATGCGTTTGTTGCGGTTCGTTGGCAGCCACACGAAATTAGTGTAGTTGCATCACCAGCAGATCCGACCGCTACTTTTGGTAGGTCATTAGTTGAACAGAACACTATGCCTAGTGCAAAAAAACAAGATATGATAGAAGATAAGCGTGTATACGCTGCGTCATCTGACGTACAACAAACAAAAACAAAACAATCCACTATGGAAAAAGAGCAACTCGATTTAGAAGTTGTGCGTAGTGAGGCAAGCAAAAAAGCAGCCTCCGCAGAACGCACTCGTATAAGAGACATCACTTCAATGTGTAGTAAGCGTGGTTTTGACGATTTAGCAGAACAACTAATCAGTAACGGTTCATCTGCTGATCAATGTAGACAGGCAATTCTTGAAAGGATAGATGCAAAGCCTGTTGAAACTGCGAAACCTATTGAAGAGCAACTATCTCCAAAAGAAAGACAGCAATTTGCTACAGATTACAAAATCACATCTGGTCTTAGTGGTCTTATTACTGGCGATTGGTCTAACAAATCATCTGGTTTTGCTAGAGAAATATCTGAACAGATTGCAAAAGACTCACAAAGATCTACAAATGGCAGATCATTATTTGTACCATTTTCTGCACTGGCAAAAAGAGCGACTTACGTAACTAGCTCTGCAAACACTGGTGGCAATCTTGTTGCTACTGATCTTTTAGCAGATGATTTCACTGAGGCGTTGCGTAATAATACGGTCATGGTTTCTTTAGGGGTTCAAACACTTACTGGACTTGTAGGGGATGTCGCAATTCCTAGAAGATCTGGTGTTGCATCTACTGGTTATCTTTCATCTGAAACAGGTGCTTTGAGTCAATCAGAAAGTACTTTTGACCAAATTTCAATGACACCTAAAACACTTGGTACATTATCTAAGTACTCTCGCAACATGCTAATTCAAGCCACTCCTGGGGTGGAAGATTTAGTCCGTAGAGATATTTCTGATGGGATTAATGTTGGAATTGATCTAGGAATACTAAACGGTACTGGTTCAAGTGGTCAGCCTACTGGTATTATGCAAACTTCAGGTATTGGCTCTGTTGCAATGGGTACTAATGGAGGTGCTAT